ATCTGCATTATGGTTTGTTTTTCCATGCCGTTTTTTCTGGCATGCTTCCACTTTGTGTGGTTGATGACGTCACGTGCATTGCTTGCAGTGCCTCTTTGGATTGAAAGGATGCGGCTAAATGGTGTATTGACGCCAATAGCCGCTACCCAATTCTCCTCAGTGGTGTACATAGGGCAACGTCTTTAAACAAATGCTGTTACCGCTTGCATGGTGGGTAACAATGGGTCACCTCTCTGCTTTCTCTCTTTTCTGTTTGAGCTATCGGAGGGGGCCCGACCTTTACATTTGATGACGATCTAATGTGGAGTTATCCGATCTTTATGGACGCATATGCACTTAGTGCATCACATCAGCAAACGGCTCTGCTTTTGTGATTACGCATCGCTGCTTTATAGCACATGCGGTTTAAACCGGAGTGGCGATCAAGAGCTCCCGTCTGTGATTACACGGGGAGTGTTCTGGCACGCGAAACGGCACCTATATGCACAATGAGATGATCTTTAGGTGTGAGGAGTGTGATGAACAACCAGCTACTCTATAAATGCTGGGTCTCGCGGGATCGACAGGTACACTTATGCAGGTGAGACCATCCCGAGTAGGTCATGAGGTTTGAGGGGATCCGTGACCGAATTAATGCCACTCACTAAAACTAAGAGTCAGAAAGCCCGAGCTCGGGGCAATAAACGAGCACCACGTATCACTGGAGCAGGGGCCTATGATATGGGGAAGTTGATCAAACCCTTGAGAGAAGCATTGAAGCCAACCATCGCGCGTGCCCTTCGTGAAGGAGGCACAGCGCTAGGTTCGCTTTCTGGACACCCACTTGGTGGATCTGCGGGCAGGTTTTTGGGTAAGAAGTTGTCACAACTCATTGGTAGCGGTGATTACACTACTAATGAGGTTAGTGTTAACTCTCTCATTAATCCTGCCAAGGCCAACCCATCCGCTAGCTTTGGCTCGGACGGGTCCACCATTCGTATCCAACGGAGAGAGTTTCTTGGTGATGTGTTGTCGCCTTCAGTGGCTGGCACCTTCACTAATTACTCGTACAATATCAACCCAGGTCTCAGGACGACATTCCCGTTTTTATCTCAAGTAGCAGGTAATTATGAGGAGTACTGTTTTGATGGCCTCGTTTTCGAATTTGTTACCTCCGCTTCACCCTATGTCAGTACAGCAGCATTGGGGACTGTTATTGCGTCAATGGAATATAACGCAGCTGGACCAGCGTTTACTAGTAAGTATACGATGGAGAATTCAGCAAATGCTATTTCCACACGTCTTGACAAGAACCTGATGTACGGTGTTGAGTGCAAGAATAACAGCAATGTTCAGAATTGCTATTACGTCCGTCAGGGGACAAGCACTCTACCCGTCACCACAACTGATATGGGTGTTTTCCAGTTAGCTGTTGCCTCTGGAACAGGTGTGTCTACTAGTGCCGCTATTGGTGAGCTTTGGGTCACTTATGATGTGGTCTTGAAACGCCCGCTTTTAACTCCCGGTCGTCTAGGGATATTATATTCCCAGCGATCAGGAACGCTACAAGCGTCACCTCTCGGCACCACTGTAGCCAATGCTTCGTCTTTGGGCGCCTTGTCGAATTGCACCATTACATCAACCACCATAACGTTCGCGAATATGGTGATCGGTGATAATTTGTTGTTGTCGGTTTTTTATAGTGGATCCACAGCCGCACCGACGACCACATATGCGCTACCAGCAATCACCGTTGTTGGTGTGACTGCTTTTAATGGATATCTGTCTGACTCAGCAAATTCGATTAATGCGCCAGAGAATGGTGCCACGACAGTCAAGTACGGCATGCAGAATAGCATGTGGACTGTCACGGCGCCCACGGTTACCTTCACCTTTGGAACAGCCGGTGTCTTGCCAACAAGCTCAGCGTCAACCACTGTGACTTGTGTAACCTTTGGAAACGGTTACATTGCAGGCACGGCTTGGTAATCTTGTTGCCCACCTTCTTCGCGCCAAAGTGGCTTAGTTGAGATTACTCCTTATCCACGGGCAAGTTGGTGGATTCATACCCCAGTCATTTCATTCTACGGGATCATTTCACACATAGCCTGGATGTAGGCATAATAAAAACAAAAATAATGGGTACATTGTGCCTTACGGGAGGTGACGGTAGTTAGGACGCTAATTTGTTGGGGCTCTGTGGGGTACAGCAATCTGGGTTTCTTGGAGACGAATCTCCTTCACCAGAGCGCCAAGGCCTCATATCCTCGGGCAAATTCGCGTTTCGGGTATGACGTTACAACCCTGGTCTATCACTCCGCCCCGGGGTGATGGGCCTCAGGGTTTCACTATGAGTCGGTCGCGACGATACGATAGGACCTCAGCTGTCACCGCTCTCGGCGAGGATTCCGAAACAAAACGGAACACTCCGGGGGATAGGAACCGCGATAGCGGCCCTACGGAAAATTTTCCTTTGACTCCATATAGTAGGTTACCAGTTTGCATGCTAATTTTCGATATAACAGATTCATGGGTTTTAATGAGCGAACTGATGATTGCAGTAGATAATTTAGAATGGAGGCGACGGGATTTGACAGTGGCTCAGCGCCACATGGTGCAACAAGTTTACCCGGAGCTTGTGCACGAGGTCAATTTGCGTAGGCTAGAATGTTATGTAGCCTACCGCTTGCAAAGTGCCCTAGTGAGCACGCCGACAGGGGAATCGGCGAATCACCTAGATGATATGCCTACCAGCGATATCCCACCTTGCCCGGTTTTGACTAGGCAGGACACACAGATGTTTGATGGCTACTCTCAGCGGGTAGCGTCTAACAATGGTGACGGTAGGCCTTTTTTCTCGCCTCAAGATGAAGTACTTGATGGTGTAGATTTACAGTGGTTTTTCAGGGGTAATCCTGATGAGTATGGTGTGACATATTCTGATTCAGGGAGTGGGGATAGCGACAGTCCAGCGCAGTTGAGCGCTTTTGCTGAATTGGTTGCTGATTCGTTGCGAATCCCCCCAGAGCTAGACACCCCACCGAGAAATCGCCAGAGATTATCATCTCCTGTCAACCGCGACGTTTACCAATCGACATTCCATGAAGTGTTGGTTGATCATGACCTCCGCGTGCGGTTCGCAGATGCCCATGAAAATGGAAGACATGTTGCCAATCCGGTCGGGTGGAGTACAAACCCTCGACTCTCTCAAATCGGGTCTCCTCATGGCAACATACCTCGCAATGATGATCATATGCAATCCCAGCAAGTGAGGTCTTATCACGGTCGTAGACGACGAAGTAATCTGAATAACCGTGGCAATTCTCATCGAGGTGGTCCAGTTTATCCTAATAATGGACCTAATGTGCAACCTACTAGTAACCTTACGGCTACTCCGATACCCAAGGAGAAAGTCGTTGTCCATGTGTATCGCAGTGCGATTCCTAACGCTATTTATACCATCGATGGTGAGGATCACGTCGTGGGCGAGCCATCTGGTGTGGTGTTTGTAGCCGAAGGAGTCAAGATGCGCTGCAAGCACAGTGGTTCTGGTTGGTTCCACGTTTCGGATGATGATAGTAAGAACACTAAGATGAGTGATGGGGTTGCGGCAACGACAACTGTTAAAATGGGTGGGTATAGGCGTAAAGATGCCGAAGGTAAGTGGATGCAATTCGGTGGAGAGGATAAGATTATCTATACCCCCCTAGAATCTAATACGCATAGGTTTTTGCCCATTGATAAGTTGTCGCCGACAGTCGAAGCGAGTATTAATGCCTACACCAAGAGGTATATGCGTAAGGTTTGGAATCATCCTGTGATCATTAGCACTAGAGAGTACATCCTCGGATCTGCCGAGGAGGGCACATCTCGCTTATCTGGCAAGACCACGTGGCAAACGAGGTTGCAAGATGCAGCGGGGGTGCACGGAGTTTACGACCAAGGATTAGCGTCTAATATGGTGGCTTTAGGTCTCCATATGGATTATTATGATAAAACTCCTGTGCGATCAGTGGATTCAAACCATCCACTTGGGTGGGCCATCAGACAAGATGTTAAAATCATTAGCGCTAGGGGTATCAATTATTACGGTGGGTCCCCAGTTGTTAGGGGTCCTATAACAGGATATCTCCGCTTCATAGGGGTTGAGAAACCCAGGTGGATGCGTACGAGGTATTGGCAATTTGGTGCCCCCAATATTCAGCTTCTACATGAGCATGCTAATACGAACGAGAATTACTCTCGGTCTCTGTTCAGGTTGTTGGAGACCTCCCCGGGTGATGACGTGTTACGGCAGAATGCATTGCACTTGGGTAAGTTGATGAGGGATCGAGCTAGTTCTCTGGAAGAGCTAGACGTTCGTAATGTTTATACGAAGTTGTTGAATGGTAGGCGTATGGGGGGTCGCGATAACGCTGGTGACGCGGCGCGCCTTTATGTAGCAAAGGAGTATCGTCGCCTCGTAGCGAGGTGCAAAAAGGGTTCGTTGTCTAGTATTAAGGACGGCCTTTGGAACGGTGCTCGCTACATCAACAAGAAGACACAAAGTGGAGCTTGTTGGGCGTATGAGAAGATTTTTAGCGATCACCTGACATGGTTAGCGCCCATAGAGTCAAGAGTGGCGTGTGCACACATAGAGCATTGCAAGCAGAAGCTGCGGAAGCAGTATGTCATGGGTAAGTTGTATCACACTGACGAGATGTTGATGATGGAGCGTGCAGCTTGGTCAAAGGATCTCGTCATGGTGCAACTTAAGAGGGAGTCAGCGAAGAAGTTGCGAATAACGATGGACTACTCCGCTGGATGCATGTACTCTAATGAGTTGCCCGAGTTTGTCAAGGTATGTATTGACGGTTTCTACACCTTTTCGAAAGGAGGTTGGACTATGACCATCTACATCATGGCAAAACCAAAGAGCGACTCGTTGGAAAAAGCGTTCAGGGGGGTTTGGTCCGCCGTAAGGTCTAGTGGTCATGTATTCGTCGCTATTTTTAGTGACGATGCAATAACTAATTATGCGAATCTAGATCTGTCGCGTTGTGATTCCCGCCAAGACATCCCAGCTTTTTTAGCGGTGTACCAATGTATGCGGAATTTTATGCCGCGGAGAGCGGAAGGTTTGCTAGACCAATGTATGGTCCCTATGAGGTTGTGTGCTGGAGACAGGGATTGTTCCGTTGACATTCAGTTCGATGGACCATTTCTTGGATCAGGTACAGTACTTACAACCTTGTTGAATCATCTTGTTTTGTTTATGATATGTCTAGCGGCTTTGTACTATCTGGCGGAAGGCGACAATCCGGTGAGCGCTTTTGAGAAAGCGGCCGCAGCCGTAGGTCACTCCCTCACTATGGAGGATAATAAAGGTGAGGTTGAGCATACGGTGTGGTTACACCGAAGCGCGACGATTATTGACGGTGAAATGATCCCGTGGACGAACCTTGGGTGTATACTCAAGAATTTTGGGCTGGTCCAGGGTGATTTAGAACCACGACATCTTGGCATGGGCCGCCAAGAGTTTCAGTCATTGTCGCTAGAGGAGCGTGCTGATAGGTTCTTCGGAGGTGTGATCCGAGGTTGGCAGCACGAGCCTGGGAGCATAGTCATGGATGCCTTGAGAGAAAGATTTGAGTCCCACGGTGACGTGGAGATCCTAGCGGATTCTCTAAAGTATGTTTTCGAGGATGTGGCACATTATAGAGAATATGATGTCACCGAGGCTATGTGTAAGCATTATGATGCTACAATACTTGAGTTCCAGGAACTTGCGGAATGTATCCGCCATCTGCACGTTGGGCAAATACTTTGTTGCAGTGTTCTTGAGAAGATATATCGAGTGGATTACGGCGCGAAGCAGTGTGACTTTGATGCGCCGTTTTACACATCAGATTGGAACTTCAGGTGATCTCCCATTTTTTAAAAAGCCCTGGTCTGCAGGAAATCCAGTCCACAACTGGTACCAACTGCAGTGACAGTGTGTCACCATCCCTTGTGAGAGGAAAGCTACCGTACAATGCAAAGTTGTGCGCAGTCCTACTGCGGTCTGAGTCTCTCACGTGACGGGCAGCGCCTTTATAACATAGGCGCAGACAGCGAGCCAACTGTCCTGGTGGTAAGGGTTTTTTGATTGGTTTTTTCAGGTAAATATAACCA